CAGAGTATCCATATTATTTAATTCATAACCATTCATGCTGTACTCCTATCTAGTCGATAGAAGCAACAGAGTGTGCACGGATTAACCAAGCATCATTCAAGATACAAGCAGCAGAGCTGAACTTAACACCTGAAGTTCCGATTTGGTCTAATGGATCTTGAGAACCAGCAGAACCAACATTTTTGAAAATCATTTTAGGAGCTTTAGTACCACGAACAGATACACGAGCAAATGATTCTTCACCAAAGAAGTATGAAGTATAGATTTTAGTACCTGGAACAGTAGCATCATCAATAGGGCATAAAGTAGTTTCAATGATACGGAATTTACCGATAGCACCTACCTCACCTTTTTGAGCTTTACCATCATCAGCATAAGTATGCACAGCAGACCATCCAACAATATCCTCAAGGTCATTTACAACAGAAGGATGACAGAAACCAATGTATGATTCAGCAATAGGTTGAGTACCTACTTTAGTTGTACCAGTAATGATTTTGTTAAACTTCTTAGCAATTTGATTACGAAGACTTAACTGCATGATTTTAATATCTGTGATAGTTAATCTAGCATGGTTAGTACCTACTTCAGTAAGGTCAGTAGAACCATCAGCATATAATACATTTGAACCACCAGAAATACCTGTAAAGATTAGATTCTCTTGAGATTCACCTGCTGACTTACCTAGCTCATCAGACATAGTCTTAACAAGTCTTTGACCATCTTCATGTGCTACAAGAATCTTATCAGTAAATTCAATGAATTGACCAAAATCTTGAGAAGTAGTTTCAATGTCTGTTTTAGTAAGTGGAGTTGAACTTGGTACAACACCTTCAACTAATGGTGCATCATCAAAGTTTGGTAATCTCTCATATCTTGAGAAACGAACATCATCACCAAAATATTTTGGTAAACTCTTTTGACTTGCATAAGAGTCAATTAATAACTCTTCAACTGCATTGTTAAGTAAGTTACGATCATAATATTCTCTTAATTTTGCTGGAAGAGTTACTTGACCTGAACCTGGATTTTCTGAATAAACTATAGTTGCCATAATTATTTCCTTATGTTTAAATCAGTCAGCCTAGATGAACTATTGAAGTCCACTTAGTTTTGCTGTGATTGCATTAAACTCATCATCTGACAGTACATCAGAATGTTCTTCAACGAATGAGTTTCTTGGCTGTTGAATAACCTTTGCCTTCTTGTTTTGGTTTCCACCTAATATGCGATTACCTGCAAAATTATAAGCTTCTTCAAAACTCATGTCTGGTCTGAGTGACATAATCTTCTTTGTCTCAGGTAAAAGCTTTTGAGCTAACCCAGAGTCAAAGTCTGTGTAAAGAGCTGCTAATACTCGTGCATCAGTAGATACAGTCTCAATAGCCTTCTCTGGTAATCCAGAGATTACTTCTTTAAACTCAGAAGAATTGTCTCTCTCTAAGATTTCACTTGCTACTTGCTCAATACCTTCATCATACTTACTCTCAGGAAGAGCTTTAATCTCTTCACCTTTATTAGTATTTATGAAGTTGTTTAGATCATCAACAGATGATATTCCATATTGTTCTAGTGAACCAAGTAAATCTTTATGCTTTGCTAATGCCATTGTCTTTGCTGAATATGACATACCCTTTTGAGCTAATACTTTTAACTCTTGGAGTGATGTCTCCATCAACTCACCATTGACTTTAATAACAAAGCTTTTATCAAGTTCTTCATCAGGTTCATATACTAACTCTTTTATTTCGTCAGCAATGTTCTTTTGTTCACTTGAATCTTTTTGTTCTGATGATGGTGTTTCATCTTCACTTGGTTGATTGTCTTCACTTAAAGGCTCTTCATTATCTGATGATGTATCAGACATAATACCTTCTTCGTCTATCAACAATTCAATGTCTTGGTTTGAGGTTGGCTCTAGTGATTCAGATGGTGTATCTGTATTTTCTTGTTCCATTGTCTCTATCCCTTAAAATTAATTTCAATGGACTTATACTCATAGAGAAGCCAAGAAATACTAACTAATTGTTTCTAAGAACTTCATTCTATTATCAAACTCTAAGTCTTCAGCTTTCTTCATATCAAGCTGTGCAGATGCTAAGTCTTTAGCTTGTTTAGCTTGTTCAGTTTTTAGATTTGTTGTAATGATTGCTGTTTGTATTTGCTTTTCTTCTTCAGCCATTGCTGCTTGTTGTGCTTGTTCTTCAGGAGTTAATTCTTTCATACTCTCTTCACGAATCTTTTGTGCAACACCTGGAAGATTATTAATATCAGCTAATGATGCCATCATCTCTATAACAGCAGATTCTGGTATAGGAGCACCAGACATTGCTAATTGAGTCATTGTAAGTATGTTCTGTGTTTTGGCTTCATTAACACCTGCTGTACCTACTGTAATGTCTATTCTAATGTCAGATGTAAGTTCATCTTTGTTGAATGGAATCCACTCTGATTGAACCTTCATAATTTGACTTGGTTGTAAGAACTCAATATTGAACTCTGCCCATATATGCATCATCTGTCTAATAACACTTGAGATACTTCTAACTGTGTGTAGTGTTCTTTGCTGAGCCATACCTGATAGAGCCTCTATACCTCTTGCTGTACTGTTTAATGCTCTTGGATCATTACCTTGTGTAAATCTTGTAACACCTGTCATAGACTCTTCATCTAATTGGAACATCTCTAGTATTTGGAATGTAGATGGTGAGATAGGATTATAAGAACCTTCTTCAATAGATTCACTTGGTAACTTGTTTACTTGGATGTATCTATCACCATTTCTCATTCGTTTCCAGTTCACATAATCCATAGTGCCTTTCTTAACAAACTTCTGACCATTGTTTGCCATAGACATGTTGTCAATGATACCGTTCATAACTTTACTTCTTATAAGTTGATGATCTTCAATTAGTTGAGGTAATCCATCTCCCCAAATAGAATGAGGATTAAGCATATATTGTTTTGCTGCAAATGGTATTGGATTATTTGGGAATGGTGACTCTTCATCTCTAAGCATAATATCATCAACCCAGATAGCTAATACAGGTTTACCATCCATATCATAGCCATAGTATTCATAAGTTGTTACCATGCTTCTAATGTCTTTTAAATCGAAGTTAAATGATGATTCATATCCATGCTCATCTTTATTAATCTCAGATGTAGAATCATTCATGTTCTCAATATCAAGATGCTTAATCTTATCGTATGAACCTGTACCATACCATTGCTCATTATCTTTGATTGACTTCTTTGTAACTCTTCTCTTATAAATCAAGAACTGTGACTCTTGTAATGTCTTTGCAGATGGGTCAGTATATATACTATCATTCTCACATACATAACCAGTAGCTCTGTCATCTTTCCAACCAGCACGAAGAAATACAGTACCTTCAACTACCATTGTACGAGCAAGAAGTTCAATGAAAGCATCTCTATCAAGATTATTAAACTCTTCATTAAGAAGTCCATTATGAAGCTTTGCTCCATTAGTACCAACATAACTCTTTGGTTCAGCTAAGATTGTCTCTTGTGTTGATACAAATGGTTCTATCAGTTGAGGTAATAGACCTTCAACTGCTCTCTTAATATCTTTCATAACCAAGTTACTTCTATCACCATCTGATACAATAGTAATGTCTCCTGCATATAAAAGTAAGTTTGTATCTATCTGTGCTTGGATATCTACTTTTGCTGATTCTGACTGTGTATAGTTTTCTTGAAATGATTGAAGTCTTGTGTTGATGCTCATATTGAATTCCTTATATATTATTAAAATTATAATGTTTAACAATATATAAGTCAATGTGAGAGTAACATATATGCTCTATATGGACTTAACTCTACTCTCTTAAGGCAAATGGTAATGTTAAGTCTTTCTCGTCCTCATAGTCCTCTAAACTGTATTCATTATCTTCATCTATTAGTTTGTCAGAAATTATGATATCCATCTGTATTAGTTGAGCCATAGCATCAAGTTGGTCGTCATGTGCAGCTGCACAAGATGTATCGTCAGTAAGTTCCATCTGTTCAACCAATGATTCAGCATCTTTACCATTATCTATGATTGTTAATCTTCCAGAGTTTACAATATGTGTTAATGCTTTAATACGAGATATCTTAGAACCTTTTGTGTTAAGTTCTTTAACTGTAAAGTATTGTTGATAGTCAAGCATCTTCTGTTCAACTTCAGACTTCATTGATAATAACCAAGCACCCTTCTCAATACCTATCTCAAGTATGTTGTACCTATCCATAATCTCAAACATCTTACCAACTACTTCTTGTGGTGATTCTTTCATAGCATAACTCTTAACAAACCAAAGACCATTACTATCAACACCCAATACAGCAAATGCTGAATAGTCTGCTGACTCTGCTTCAGAGAATGCTCCATCAAGTGTTGCATAATATGTTAATCCATCAGGGAAATCATCTTCATATCTAACTTGTTTCATATCAAATAGTTGTGTTTCACTATCTGTTAATACTAACTCAAACTCTTGTTTATATTCTCGTAACATACCAGCATTAATATATTCTTGTTTCTTGTTAGCAATCCACTCAGGACTAAACCTATCACTCCAAGCATCATCATTCAATGGTATCTCTAAAGTATTATGCAATGAGCAAAGATGCAGGAACAAATCATTCTGGCTTAAAGGTGTACCAACAGCATAAATATTACCACTAGGACTTAATGAAGGAAGTAATGCTTTATAAAACCAACGATTCAATCTATCAACTCTAAGCCTGTTCATTACAAGTTCATCATTGATTACATCATCTAGTATTATTAAGTCAGGTCTTTTACGATTTCTTTTAATACCCCTCATTGATGAACCTGCTCCCTTGCCTACAATGAAGTATCTTCTTCCATCATTATAAAGTTCTATCTCACCATTAACATCTCTCAATACCTTGTATGGTAGTTTAGAATCTCTAAGCATATCGCTAATGTCTGCTACTAATGCTTCTGCTTGTGTAGCTGTATCACTTATAATAAGTGTGTAATGAGCATCTTTATCTTCGACTCTATGCAATGCTACATAACAAGTGTTTGTGCTCTTAGCACTACCTCTAAATGCTTTAATTGGTTTAATATATGAACCTTCACTTAGATAGTGGTCGATCATTTTATAATGGAATATAGGAGTCTTGTTGTCTTCATCAAAGTATTTCTTCCTCCATATAAAGTGGTCTATGGTGTCTGGATTTGGTACATAAGAAGCCAATAC